ATCACCGAGATCGGCAAGGACTACGTTGTCAACGAGGGTGACGGCGCGTTCTACGGCCCGAAGCTGGACTTCCATCTGGCAGACTCCATCGGCCGTACCTGGCAGTGCGGCACCATCCAGCTGGATATGCAGCTGCCGGAGCGTTTTGAGCTTGAGTACACCGGCGCAGACGGCGAGAAGCACCGTCCGGTTATGATCCACCGCGTTGTCCTTGGCTCCATTGAGCGCTTCATCGGCGTTATCACCGAGCATTTTGCAGGCGCATTCCCGACCTGGCTGGCACCGGAGCAGGTTCGCGTTATGCCAATGACCGATCGCAATATTCCGTGCGCACAGGAAGTTGTTAAGCAGCTGACTGATAAGGGCTTCCGCGTAACCATGGACGAGCGCAACGAAAAGATTGGCTATAAGATCCGCGAAGCACAGGTTCACAAGATTCCGTATATGATCGTCATTGGCGACAAGGACGAGGAAAAGGGTGTTATCTCGGTTCGTACCCGCAAGACCGGCGAGACCACTGCTATGGAGACCGGCGAGTTTATCGAGAAGCTCGCGTATGAGGTTGAGAATAGGCTGAAGTAAGCAGCAAAACGGAGAGCGGAAGCGATATTCCGTTCTCCGTCACAATAGAATAAAGGTTCATAGAGTTTTGTCATGTATGCAGGGAGGGTGCGGCATGAAAAAATTTGTTTCCGCGTGTCTGATGGCAGGTCTGCTGACTTGTGCCGCCGGTGCGGCACAGGTTGGTACGATCAACAACAGCTATCCCGGCGATACCGAAGCGCAGGCGCGGATGCTTTACGATCTCGGACTGTTCAAAGGCACCGACAAGGGCTTTGCGCTGGAGAAATCCATGACCCGCGCAGAGGCCTCGGTGATGCTGACCCGTCTGCTTGGCGCAGAAAAGACCGCGCTGGCAGGAAACTGGAAGCATCCGTTTACCGATGTGCCGCAGTGGGCGGACAAGTACGTCGGCTGGCTGTATCAGAATGGTTTGACCAAGGGCGTTTCCGCGACAAAGTACGGCTCGCAGCGCAATGTCACCTGCGACCAGTATTGCATTTTTCTGACCCGGGCACATTTGGATGCGGACAGCTATCAGGGTACGGCTTTTGTCGATAACGATGAGGTACGGCAGACGGACGAGGAGGGCTTTATCCGCGGAGATGCGGTTTCGCTCTCGGTACGGCTGCTCAGTACGAACTACGCGAAAAATGGCGATGAAAGCGACCGCAGTGTGGCGGAAAAGCTGATCGACGACGGCGTTTTCACGACGGAACAGTTCAAAAATGCGGCATGGGACGTTCTGCCGCGTGATTACAGCAATGATTACCAGTACGATGGCAAATGGAACCTGATTGCTTCGCCGTTCGTCTGCCAGATCGCAGATGTGACAGTGGCGCAGTGTCCGATTGACGGAGTGCAGCCTGTCAGCGGTACAGACCGTTATGCGCAGAGCGATATGGAGCAGTCGAATTTTATCCTGTACCGCATGGACAGCAAGACGATGAAACTGACGCAAGTGCTCTCGCTGCCGAAAGAAAGCTCCGTGGAATATCTCGGCCGTGCCGGAGAAACCGATTATCTGCTGGTGTACGACCGGAAAACGGAAACGTATTCGCTGTGCTCAGTGCACGGCGATACGGTCAAAACCGAACTGCCCCTGACCGAAGCACAGCAGCAGGCAGCACATACCGTTTATCAGAGCGCACGTGGCTGCATCATCTGCACGGACGAGACGACCGGTTATAAGCTCACGGAAACAGGCGTGGAGCCGTTGGGCGTGGCGGCAGGCATCTGCCAACTGACCGAGGACGGCATGATTATTACGCAGAAATGTACGGCGGACGAAACCGTGCTGACGGCGTATAACTGGAACGGTCAAAAGACAGACAGCTATACCATCTCGAATGCGTATCAGTCGGATGATGCCGAGGTGCGCAAGCATTGTGCGCCGCGGATAATTGGCAGCGACGGTGCGCTGTTCTGGGGCACAGCCGGGCTGTACCGTGAAGAGAACGGCCGTCTGGTGCAGGTGACAGACTCTCCGGTCATCAGCGTAAAGCAGGATGCGGATGGGGCCTATTATGCTGTTTCCTGCGATAAGTCTGAGCGGACGGAATACTATTCGGATGGTATCGGATACATGGTCGGTGATATGCTCGTGCGTATCGCGCCGGATGGAATGCAGACTACGCTTGCAACACTCGATGACATTCTGATCGACGAGGTAAAGACGGTCAAAAGCGGTGCTGTTCGCTTCACAATCGCTATTCCGACAGAGGGCCATAGAAGCGGACACTATACCTGCCTGTTGAAAGACGGAAATATTACCGTCCGGTCTGCAACCGATGATGTATTCTACATCTGGGGCAACGATGCGCTGGAAAACGAACAGGAAAAAATAGATAAGATTATTGCGAACCAGAAAGGTGAAGAATAATGGCAGAAAAGAAAAAGCTGGTCAGCGAGATCACGTCTATGGACGTGGACTTCGCGCAGTGGTACACAGATATTGTTAAAAAGGCTGAAATGGCCGATTATTCGTCCGTAAAGGGCTGTATCATCATGCGCCCGTACGCACAGGCGCTGTGGGAGAACATCCAGCACACGCTGGACGGCATGTTCAAGGAGACCGGTCACGAGAATGTAGCAATGCCGATCTTCATTCCTGAAAGCCTGCTGCAGAAGGAAGCCGACCACGTTGAGGGCTTCGCGCCGGAGTGTGCATGGGTAACGCACGGCGGCAATGATAAGCTGGAGGAGCGTCTGTGCGTTCGTCCGACTTCGGAGACGCTGTTCTGCGAGCATTACGCAAAGATCGTTCGCTCCTGGCGCGATCTGCCGAAGCTGTACAACCAGTGGTGCTCGGTTGTCCGCTGGGAAAAGACCACCCGTCCGTTCCTGCGCAGCCGTGAGTTCTGGTGGCAGGAGGGCCACACCGTTCATGCTACCGCCGAGGAGGCTATGGAAGAGACTCTGCGCATGCTGAACATCTACGCGAAGTTCTTCGAAGAATGGCTGGCCATTCCGGTCGTTAAGGGCGAAAAGACCGAGAAGGAGCGCTTTGCCGGTGCAGAGAACACCTACACCATCGAGGCCATGATGCACGACTGCAAGGCTCTGCAGTCCGGTACCTCGCACTACTTCGGTGACGGCTTTGCACGCGCATTCGGCATGCAGTACACCGATAAGAACAACACCCTGCAGTATATGTATCAGACCTCCTGGGGCGTTTCCACCCGTATCATCGGCGCAATCATCATGACGCACGGTGATAACGAGGGCCTGGTTCTGCCGCCGCGCATCGCTCCGACCCAGCTGGTTGTTATTCCGGTTGCGGCTCACAAGGAAGGCGTTAAGGAGAAGGCAACCGAGCTGTACGAGCAGGTCAAGGCAGCGGGCATCCGTGCCAAGATCGACCTGAGCGACAATACCCCGGGCTGGAAGTTTGCTGAGTACGAGATGAAGGGCATTCCGCTTCGTCTGGAGGTTGGTCCGCGCGATATCGCTGAGGGTCAGTGCGTACTGGTTCGCCGCGACACCCGCGAAAAGACCGTTGTTAAGTTCGAGGATCTCGAAAAGACCATTCCGGCACTGTTGGAGGATATCCAGAAGTCGCTGTATGAGAAGGCGCTCGCAAACCGCGAGGCGCATACCTACACTGCAAAGTCTCTTGACGAGATGAAGTCCATCCTTGCTGAGCACACCGGCTTTATCAAGTCCATGTGGTGCGGCGACCTCGCCTGCGAGGAGAAGGTCAAGGAAGAGACCGGTATGCCGAGCCGCTGCATGCCGTTCGAGCAGGAGCACATCGCAGATACCTGTCCGGTCTGCGGCAAGCCTGCAAACAAGATGGTTGTCTGGGGCATCGCGTACTAAGCGAAGTCTCAGAACCAAAAAACTGCACAAGCAAAAAGTCCCTCATCAGTCGATGAGGGACTTTTTTGCGCCAATAGAGAAACTTTTTCAGCAGATCGAACGGTTTGTGCGGCAGTGATCAGATACCGGTTGCAAAACTGCCGATCAGGAAGCCGCCGTCTGTATTCTTAACGAGAATGAAGAATGAAGCAGTGGCATCCTTCAGGTCGTAGATCGAATTTGCCGACGGCTTCATTTTTAACGGACAGTCGAAAACCATCGGCTTGCCGTCATACAGAACGGCGAATTTACAGCCGGCTGCGTGTAAACGGGTAGATAGATTATCTGCAGGAATTATTGCCGCTGCAGGAATTGTTATTGCCGCAGCCACAGCCGCAGCGATTGTCATTTACGCCGGCACTGCCGGTGAACAGACAGCCTGCCTTGTCGCTCTGCGGCGGGAAAAAGGCGTCGATGGGGAAGTCGAAGCTCGAGAAGATCTCGCACGGGTCCTGCTCACCGCCGACACCGCTGTTCGAGCAGTCGCGCCGCGGCAGACATACGTCGTAAGCGGGCATGAGCAGCTGAATGTCGCGCTCAAGTCGGATGATCGAGAACTGACCGAGGGTTACGAACAGCTGATAGCCATCGTTGCTGAGCACGAGATCGTCACCGCCGAAGCACGAGCAGATTGAACGGGGTACTTCATGCAGCGCGCAGCAGCAATAACTTAAATGTTAGAGGTTTGAGGTATAGCAATTTTGGGGTGGATTGTCAGATGGAGGTCGCTTTTGGCTTTGCCGTAGACACGGACGGTTTTATGGTAGTCTATACGGCGGATTACCTGCTTTAAGAGAAGATTTTGTTCTTTTGGATCTTCCAGTGTGGGGTATACATCCAGCACATGACGGATGAGTGGCGCGGAGTTCTTCTGCGCTTCAATGTCTGTCTGTTTATTATGGAGTTTGCGCTCGATCTCGTGCTTTGTGTTTAGCAGTGCGGTCTGATCCTGGCTGATTGCGGATTGACGCTGCAGGAAGGTTTCCTTACTGTAAACACCATCTTCGAGCAGTTCATAGGTACGCTGCAGACGGTGGTTTATATCGGTAAGCTGCTTCTCGATATTCTGCAGTGCGATTTCTTCGCTTTTCGTGTCCAGAAGGGTAGGAGAGCTGAGTTCGATCTCGTGAAGAAATTCGCGGAGAGACTGCAGGACAAGGCTTTCCACATCTTCAAACAGACTGGAGACGGTAGAGCAGGACGGATTTTCACAGCCAAACCGGACTTTATCTTCACGGCGGTATGGATGGCGAGACATCAGTTTACCGCATTGGTCGCAGTAGACCAGTCCGGCCAGCGGATTCATCTGCTGGTATTTGCGCGGTACACGCGGCGTAACGGTGTCTTTCATGCGCTGTTGGACGCTGTACCAGACGTCCCGCGGGATGATCGCTTCGTGTATTCCTTCGTACAGCTCACAGTTTTTATTGACCGGTCGCTTGGTTATCAATTTGCCTTTTTGCACGATTTTTGTGTTGACCTTCATGGCACTGGGGATAAAACCGGCATAGTGCGGGTTCTGCAGGATGGCACGGGTAGTCGCGGGCACCCATTTTTTATCGAGCGGTGTGCGGATCTTCATAGCGTTCAGTTCGTTCGCGATTTCGGAAAAGCCTTTGCCGGAAAGATACATATCGTAGATGGTGCGGATCACACCGGCCTGCGGCTCAACCGGTCGAAGGGACCAGCCGCGGCCGTCCAGTTTGTAGCGTTCATAGCCGTAAGGCGGACGTCCGGGAACGTAGTGGCCTTCTTTCTTGGAGGCTCTCGTTCCGGCCAGCTGACGGCGGCGTATCATACGGTACTCCTGCCGCGACATGAACAGGCCGAACTCCATCCATTCCTCGTCCGCCTCCTGCGTGGGGTCGTAGGTTTTGGCGGGTGTTACGATGAGTGTGCCTGAAAACTTAAACGCTTGGGCGACGATACCCTGATCTATGGTATCGCCGCGCGCAAGACGCGAGGTTTCGGTTACGAGGACGCCCTTCCAGCGGCCATCCTCCACCTCGGAGAGAAGCTGCTGCATGACGGGACGGTTTGCGATACGCTCGCCGGAGACGATCTCACGGTAGATCGCGCCGATGGGCAGGGCACGCGACTTGGCAAGCTCCATCAGAATGTGCTCGTGCCGGGCGAGGGTATCGCCTTCGCCGTGGGCCTCGGCTTCGAGGTCGGCACGGGATTTGCGGAGATAGAGGGCGTATTCGGTTGACAATTATCTTACCTCCTTTGTCTGCTGACGATCAGTGCGAGCAGCACCACTATGCCGAGCGCGCCGAACACCAGCAATTCTATATGATCGGTGATTGAGATTTTGGCTTGCTTTTTCGGTTCCGGCTCCGGAGCGGACAAATCGGGATCGTGAACGGCGGTATGCACCTCGCTGCGGTCGATGATATCGCTATCCGGCGCGGTATCGCTGGCGGCGTAGCCTTCGCTGTAGCCGTCCTTATAGCCTTGTTCGTAACCTTCGTCGTAGCCTTCGCCTTGATTATCCGATAAGCCTCGTTCATAGCCTTCGTTGTAACTTTTACTGTATGGCGTATCGGAAACATCGGAATCGTAAGAGTATTCAACGCCCGATTCAAAACCGCTGAGATATGCGTCGCGCTTGGTTTCAAAGTCGGTTTCGGCCTCCGGTCCGTAGTCACCGATAGCGATCTGTTCGGATTGCTCTGCTGCCTGCGTGAGCGCTTCGTAAAACGGTGCGTCCTTCGATATATAATCTTCTGCGCCGGCGACCGGCACCAACAGGGCGGAACAGCAGAGTGCCGCAATCAGCTTTTTGTTCATATTGCAAAATCCCCCAACATCTGTTAATATAGTGCTGAGGGATTCTGCTTCTGAGAGGGAGTGGTTCTCTTCAAGCCGTTGTCAGGTGCGTTCTGACAGCGGCTTTTCTTTATGCCTGTTGATCCACTGCAGGCTCATCACGTTTTTTATATCGGGGGTTTCCTTTCAGGTCTGCGACGTACTCGCGGACCTTTTCTTTTCCCTCATCGTTGAATGAGCGGTAGTCGGTAACAAGCTGCTGCTCGTCTGTCGTGAGCGTTTCCGCTGGCTCTGGGTGTTCCTCAAACACATCTGTTATGTTTATGTTCAAAAGTTTACATAATGGCTCTAACAGCTCTATATTCGGGGAATTGTCACCTTTCATCCATTTTGTTACGCTCATCTTTGATACGCCGAGTGCTCTTGCTATCTCTGCCTGTGTATATGGTGAACGTTCGAGATAGTATTTCAAGTTTTTGCGTATCGTTTCTCTTATATCCATTGGGGTTCACCTCCTTTCTATAAGTAAATTATATCATGACTGGCGGCGGATGTAAACATATAGGTAAAGAAAAAGTTTACTTATTTTCTGAAAAACTCTTGACAGTAAACTCGAAGTTGACTATAATAAAGGCACAGTAAAGATAAAGTTTACACAGGAGGTGCATGTTATGAAAATCGCTGATAATATCCTTACATATATCCGCGCAAACGGCATTCAGCAGAAAATGATTGTTGATAAATGCGGCTGGTCCAAGCAAAAGGTTTACAGCATGCTTCATGGAATCAATCGGATCTCGGTTGAGGAATACGGCATGATCTGCAAGGCACTCGGGGTGCCGGTTGAGTTCTTCTACTTGTATAATGGCGAGGATAAGACAACCCCCGCCAGCAGCTGACGGGGGTTGCGGATACAATGTCCGGGGTGCTCCATTATGAAATCAGTCTTGGCAGAGGGAGTTCAGAATGGAGTTGAAAAGTTCTGCAGCCATGCGACCGTAGTCTGCATTGTTGGCAGAGCCGCTATTCTCAAATTGCTCGATATCGAGCAATTTGAGGGTAAGCTGCAGTGCAATTTCGCGATTGGACATGGTATCACCTTCTTCCGTATGAGAATTGTTTGCCATTTCGTGGTTTCACACTCTTTGCGGAACAAGGATACAATTCTATTGTTACATATTCATTAACCGTAGTCAACAGAAACATTACTGAAATGGATGAAACAATGAAGTACGAAGTTTGGGTTCTGACTGAAAAAGGTCATATTGCGTACCAGTGGACGCAGTTTTTTTGCGACAGCCGAGAGGTTGCGCTGCAGAAGGTCAAGGAGTGGCTCGGCAAGGCGGAAAAGATCGAGGTGAAACCTGTATGAAACCATTCAACGAATACCTCGCCATGACGGCAGAACAGATCATGGCTGACCCGGAAGCGCCGGAGAGCCTGCGGATCGCTGCCCGCATTGAGCTTGAGAAAGCACAAAAGTTCAATTTAGAGGCAGAAGCGGCGCGGACGGCAACAGACAAGCCGGTTTAAGCATAGGCTTTAGAAAGGGGTGGTTACGGTGGCAATCGTGGCTGAATATCATTATCCG